GCAATATTGCTTACTGCAATATTATTGATGGGTTCATCAATATCCCCTGCTGCCGCTTTTACTGCAGCAATAAATGGTTGATATTGATTGAATAAACCAATCTCATCGGTAGCACCTTCAGGTGCTTTAGCGCTAATTACAACCGTATCGGCAACATTTGCCAATACAGCTTCAAGATAGAGGCCAAAATCGGGCATTTCTTGCTTGAGTATATCGACAATCGCTTGTCGACTTGGCTGCTCTGCAAGGGTTGCATTAAATTCGGCTTCGCTTTTGCCTTCTTTATTAAAGGCCTTTTTCAAGCTGTTGATAAATTCTGCATTTGTTAAAGTTGCAGATACTGCAGCTGTTTTGAAAGTTACTCCGTTCATTGGTAGTATGGTATTAAAAAAGTTTACTTACACCCTAAGGTCATAGAATGTAAGCTGAAAATAATGGTATTCCTAATCGCTTTCACGATATACTTTAGGCGCATTAGGAATTACAGTATTAAGCTGTTATTAGCAACAACGAAGTTGTATGTACTCATCTCGAAAGATTCACGCCGATTCTCGTGAGTTAAAACTTAGTCCGCTAAGTTCTCTCAAAAAGTTTCAACGACAACGTAGTTGCTACCAAAAGCTTGGCAACTGCAGTGCGATACCAACGTAGAAAATAAAATCGGCAAGAAATTTGCTGATTTCAGTCTAGCGGAGGTATGACGCACAACCTTATGACGGTGTGGGTTGTTTTAAGGCAGGTCCCACATCACCTGCACAAAATATCAAAAATAATAAAAAAAATTTTACTCGGGGGATGTTTAAATGTAAAACAAAATATTCTATTGAAAATAAATTATTTGTTATAATAAAAAAAATTTTTTTCTGAATAAGATGAACTGACAGGATATTATAGTTTTATTTTGTTATTTTTGAAATAATGTTTGATATTGATATAAAATGTAAATTATGTTTTGTATCTTTGTATTATTATTTAATTAAAGAGAGAAAGAAAAATGAAAACGAATTATCATAAAAAACTTAGAGTTAATAAGAATGTTACTCCTATTTTTTTTGGTAAAGCAGATGAGGTTGAAAATGAAGATGGTAGTGTTGAATTGTTTTTAGATAAGGTAATTGATGAGTATACTTTTTATTATTTGTATTGTAGTATTAATAATATTACGGCAAAGAATAAATTGGCTAATACTCAGCTAGTTGTTTTATCTGCTATTATGACAAGACCATTAAATTTTTCTTTACCTGTGGATTCAAAAGATGGAAAGTTAACAAAGATTGCTGAGGAGTTAAGTACTCCAGATGAACCAAGAACAGCTAATAGTATTTATCAGGCTGTTAAGAGATTAAGAGATGCAGGTTATCTTATTGAGAATGAAGATAAGCTTATTGTACCTAATGCTATTTTACAAAGAGTTAGGTATATTGTAAAGAGAGAGTTAGAAGAGAAAGGATTTTCTACTTTTGATTATTTGTTCAAATGTTATATAACTGAAAATGGATCCGTTATTAAAAAAGATAATTAATGAAATTGCTGAAGAAGAAAATATTAAAAGTGAGTTAGTAGAATTGTCTATTAGGAATGTATGTGATTGGACTAGAGAGATGTTTATTAGTAAGGAATATGCTTCCGTATTATGGCCAAAGTTTGGATCGTTTACACTGATAGAAAGAAGATTGAAAGAAGAAGACAAAGAGATAGTTAAAGATTTTAAACAAAATTTTAAAAAGAAAAAGTATGATGAAGAAGAAACCAATTAGATCAAGATTACATTCAGCAGATAAAACAATTGCTGTTAATAAGTTGAAAGATTTAGAAAGATTAGAGAACTCAATTAGTGAAGAGACAATAAGAACAGAAAGAAGACAAAGTGAAATAGATCAGTATAACTTTGAGGAAGTAAATGTTATTGATGATTATTTTAGTGGTCTTAGTTTTGTTGACTCTGCTTTGATTGTAAGGTTGCATAAGGAGAATTATATTAAGGAAGTATCTGTAATGCCTAATGGTGCAGTAATGTATGATGCTTGGCTTAGTCAAGTAGATGGTAGAATGAATAAAGCTGAAAGAGAGAAGTGGGTAGATAATCCATTACCTTATGTTTTTAGTGGTGTTATTGTTGCTATCTCACCTACTGCTCAAACTGGATATATCAAAACGAAGGAAAGTTTACCTGAAGAGTTAAGAGATGGATATAAGGTACCTGAAGTAGGTGACATTGTACATCTTGATCATTTTATGGTTGCTGATAGAAGATTCTATCCTAATAAACAAGCAAGAGATTTTATTAAGAATCCTGAAGAGTATCGTATTGTTCACTTTGATGGTTATGTAAAAATACATCCTTCTTTGATTGAGGCTGTTGTTACAGATAAGATTGATTTTTATAGTAACATATCTCCTTTTCAGAATTTTATAAAATTTAAAGAAAGTGGTGGACTTGATAATATTAAAAAAGAATACGAAGAAAAATATGGCAAAGAAGAAAATGGAATGGACTAATAGATTTTATGTTCCTACTATTAATGAATTTAAAATTGGATTTATCTATCAATATAAACAATTAGATGAAGTACAGTGGAATATAGATGTAGTAAAAGGAGAAGACTATGATATTGTAAATGGTGATTGTAAAATTGCTGAAATATTCAGAGATCTTCATTCTGAAAATAAAAAGATTTTATTTAGAGTAAAGATGTTAAATGCTGATGATGTATTAAGTTTTGGGTTTAGTAAAACTACTCCTATATTTGTACATAATAAGAATTATAATATGTTTACTTTAAGAGGTAAATATAATCTTGTATTGTATAATGATGGAAGACAGTCGTCATTGAATATATCAGATAACCATGATAATATATTGTATGATGGTATTATAATGAATATAAATGAGTTAGAAGAATTGTTAGATAAACTTGAGATTATAAGTACAGGTACATATGAAAAGAAATTCATGAATATTGAATATGAATAGTTTTAAAACACACAGTAGCATAAATTAATATGTTACAACAAATTTAATGTTTTTATTATATTAGAAAAAATGGATGAGTATAATTTAACAAGTGGTATCAGACCAGAAATAATGGGAATGATGAAACCACAGTCTGTAAATACAGCTAGAACACATGCAACTTTTATTAACTTAGTTTACAAAGCTAAAGAAGATTTGCACCTAGCACATAATGTTCAAAAGAGTAAAGATCATTCTATACATACAGCATTAGGGGATATTTATGGTGCATTTGATGATATGATTGATAGTTTTGTAGAAGCTATATTTGGTGTATATGGACCTATTGAATTAGAGTTTAGTGCTTGTGCTTGTGGTGACCCTATACAGTATTTGACTAATCTTTATGATACAATTGAGAGAGAAAGAAAGTTTTTTAAAGAGTCTTGGATTCAAAATGAAATAGACTTGTTTCAAAAAGAAATAGCGTTAACGCTTTATAAATTAAAATATGTAAAATCTAATCCATAATGGAAGTATTAAAATTAGGAAGTAAAGGAGAAGATGTTAAAACTCTCCAAAGAGAATTAAACATTACTGTTGATGGAGACTTTGGTCCTATTACACAGAGTGCAGTAATTAAGTTTCAAAAAGAATATGGTTTGATAGCTGATGGTATTGTAGGTCCTGTTACATGGAATGCTTTATTAGCAGATGGTGATACTGATATGACTAAAGGTACTGAGTTTATTAAGTATATGATGAGTCCAGGTAAGTCAATGCAAGGATCATGGATTCCTAATTATTATCCAGGTCCTGTTCCAAAAAGATGGTTAATGTTTCATCATACTGCTGGTTGGGATAGTGCTACAGCTACTGTTGACTTTTGGAGTAATGATAACAACTCAATAGGAACAGAATTTGTTGTAGGTGGTCTTCATATTACTGGAAAGGATAATGGTAACAATGGTGTGACTGTACGTTGTATGCCTAAAGGATCATATGCTTGGCATGCATCAACAGGAAATACTCCATTACATAGAGAATCTGTTGGTGTAGAAATATGCAGTATGGGTGGTCTTACTAAAGGTGGATACTATAAATTTGTTAATGGTAAAAATGTATGGATAGCAGGACAAGCTAATACATGTTACACTGCGTATGGTAATCCGGTATCTGACTCAGAGGTATTTGATTTAGGATGGACATATAGATATCATAGATATTTCCATAAGTATTCAGATAAACAGATTGTTGAATGTAAAATTATATCAGAGTATTGTAGAGATGAACATGGAATAGATATTAAAGCTGGACTTGCTGATTTAATTAGAAAGAATGGAGTAGAAAAAGCATTTGGTTATGTACTTGATCATGCAAACAAAGTACCAGGTATTTATACACATGGTAATGTATTTGAAGGTAAGAATGATATATATCCAGATCCAAGATTTATTGATATGATAATGAGTTTATAATGAATAAAAATATTATTTTTATTTGTATTCTTCTTGTACTGATACTAGTTAGTTATTTATTTAATATTAACGTTAGTTCAGATTATAAGAAGCAAATAAAACAACTAAAAAAAGTAAATGATAGTTTAACTAGTAAAGTTGATTATTATGAAAAACTATCAGATAGAATTCAAGGTGAAATAGATAGTATTCAAATTATTTATGTAGCTAAAGATTCTATTTTAAAAAAACAGGAATATAATATAGCAATCCTTAAATGGGAAATTCAAAAATTAAAAAATAAGAAAAATGAACCCAATGATATTATTAATGCTGATTCTTCTACCATTGAACGTTATAGGACAAAGTACTTTAGATTTATGCAAAAGTGATAAGTATCCTAAGACTAAAGTTGTTGATGGTGATACTGTAGTTTTATTTACACAAGCTCAAGAAAAGTGTATATACATTCATATAACTGAAAAAGAAGATTGCAATCAAAATTTAGAGTTAAGTGAACTACTTATAAAAGAAATGAGTAGTCATGTTGATACACTTAAGTCTAAGATAAATTTAAAAGATTTAGAAATCAGTAAGTATAAAGAAAAAACTGGAGTTGATGATAAAACAATAATAACTTTAAAAGAAAAACTTATAGTAGAAGAAAAAATACAGAATGTTTATATTAGTCAATTAAAGAAAGTAAAGACTAATAGAACTAAGATATATGTTATTGGAAGTGCAATTATTGGTGGTTTATCAACTGCTCTTATTGTATCATTATTAAATTAAATATTATGGCTAAGAAACAAACAAAGAAAGTAGAAGAAATTAAACCTACACCTGCACCTGTACCTACACCTACACCTGTAGTTAAAACTAAACCTAAAAATAAACCAAAGGTTAAACCTAAGAAAGTAGAACCAGTTGCAAGTAACTTAACAAATGAAGTTAAGCTATGTAAAGATCTGTTAACCTCATGTTTAAATGAAATGGAGATTAAACAAAAGAACATAGAAACATTAGGTAAAATCATACAAGAAAGAGAGAAAAATAAAATAGAAATTGGTGATTTAAAAAATACTTTAGAACAAAATTCTAAAGAGTTAAGTGAACTAAAAGAAAAGATAAAAAGCTTAGTAGCTTTTATAAAATACTATAAAGGAATACTTTCTACCAAATATGGACCGACAAGAGTTAATATTACATTTAGTTTGATTATGTTTGCAGTATTCGGAATATCAATACTGACAGCATTCGGATTTAAAGATATTATTGGTGATACTAGTAATATATCATTAGTATCAGTCGTATCTCTTTGTTCATCTGCTATTGGGTATTTCCTTTATTTAGTAAATTGGAAAAAATAACACAACACTTTAATTAGCTAAACAAAAGGGTACTCGTAACACAGGGTGCCCTTTTTTAAATTAAAAAATTATGAGTAAGAAACTAACATGGAAAGATTATTTTAATCTTAAGAATATAAAAAATTTTGCTAGTGGTTATTGGAATAAATTAAAAGATGATTCTCATTTTATGTCTTTACAACCTCATGTTAAAGAACAAGTTTTATATAGAATGAATTTATGTAGAGAATGTTATGTTAACGGTAGTTGTTTAGAATGTGGATGTAAAACACCTGAAATGTTCTATGCTGTAGCAAAAGTAGACTCAAAAGAAAGATGGGGTAAAATGTTGAATGCTACTGAATGGGAAGAGTTTAAAATTAATAATGAACTAAATCCATTAGCATTAACAACGTTTATTGTAGAAACAAATAAAGAAATGAAAGATGACGCTAAAAGACAAAATATTCCAGATGAGAGGGGATCAACCCTACCTGAATCCCGTAGGGATCAACCTACCAGAATTCAAGAAACTTTGGACAGCGGACAAAACAACGGATAAAAGTCAATATGCTAAAGAACTTGCTTATATTTATCATATGTGTGATTATGAATCACCATATTTTGATATGCTCAATAAAAAAGAAGAAGTAGCTAAAGCATTTGTCGGAAAAGAAAATTATAATCCTCCTCAGAGAGTTGTTGATTGTATTAGTCTTTATGAAAAGATGCAGTATGGTGCAGAAAAGAGAGCTTTAGATTCAGCTATTAATTTATGTGATTCTATTACTGAGTTAGTAAGTCAATCAGAAAGTGACTCTAAACAAATGAATAGTTTAATGGCTAAGATAGATATATCAATTAGAGAAGCTGAAGATGTATTTGAAGAAATGTCATTAACTAAAGAAAAGATGACAATTAGAAAACAAGCTGTAGATTTAGCTTCTGCTTCTACTGCTCTTGTAACTAAGATGGAACAAACAATTGATTCATTACTTAAGTTAAGAATAAAAGTTATTCAAAGTATAATGGATGAATCATCTAATACTAAAAAGATTAGTCATTTTTTAATTAATGAATTATTAGATGAATAGAGAGAAAACTAAAAACAACATAGAATACTTACCTAAAGAAAATATATGGATTAATCCAAAGGTAGCTATTTATTTGTCAGATGAAACAATTAAAACTGAAATACCTTGGGATTCAATAAATAGAAAAGAGTTTCAAGAGGTATATGGTAAACTTAGTAAGTTATCTTTAAATAGTCCTGTTGCTAATACTAAATGGGATTATATAAGATTTGTAAATTCTAATTGCTATAGACCTTCTGCTATTGCTTTTTTAGAATCACAGAAACAAGTTAGAGGTACTAAGCTTAGACCTTCTTATTGTCCTCATATTGAAGGTACTACTCCTTATAAGGAGTTTTGGAAAGAAGAAACAAAACGTATTAAATATGGTTATGAACCTATTATAGATGGTGAACCTTGTGGTTTAAGAATATCAGGAGAGTTTTACTTTTATCTTAATTATTGTGTAATACAGAATATAAAGATAGATGAGAATGGTAAACAAAAGGATGAAAGAACATTTCCAGATTTTCTATCAATGGACTACTACTGGTTTAAAGAACTAGAAGCTAGAGAAAACCCTGAGATATATGAGCTAGATATGAGTTATAAAAATAGTTTAGCTGTTGCTAAGTCTCGTCGTAAAGGTTTCTCATTTAAAGCTGCTGCAGGTGCTGTTTGGATTACAGCATTTAAAAGATTCTCTAAAGTACTTATTGCTTCTGATACTGGATATGATGCTGCATTATGTTTTAAGAAATGTATGCCTATTATTGACTGGTTAACTGATTATACTCCTTTTGGTCGTGAACCTCTTGGTGATACTAAAATGAATGGTGGTTGGAAACATATACCAGTATCATCAACTAATGACTCAGGTCATTTTATTTTTGGTTATGAAAATACTAAAACTAAAAAGAGACAAGGTAGACTATCAGAGATTATGACTGTATCACTTGCTAATAAATTAGATAAAGCGTCAGGTGAAGGTGTACAAAGAATATACTTTGAAGAATCAGGTAAAATAAACGATTTAAAGAAAGCATGGACCTTTGCTAAGGAATCTTTAAAAGCAGGTTCACTATGGAGAGGTATTGCTATTCTATTTGGTACTGGTGGTAGTATGGTTAAAGATAATGGAGATAAAGGATCATCTAGAGACTTCTCTGAATTATTTAATAATCCTCTTTCTCAAGACTTAGGTGTCTTTGATAATATTTATGAATACCAAGATACAGATAAACAATGTGGATGGTTTGTATCAGATATGTGGTCAAACTTTGGTTCTAAGATAAATATTAATAATAAGATCTATGATGGTATTGATAAAAATGGTAATGCTCATTTTTGGGTAGCTGAATTATTCCTAAATAAAGAAAGATTAATTAAAAAAGAAAGTGGTAAAAAAGAAGACTATGATTCTTTTCTTACACAACGTTGTAAAACTCCATCTGAGGCATTTTTAGTTACTGAGGGTAGTGTATTCCCAACTGCTGATTTATTAGCTCGTAAAACCGCTATAGAATTAAGTAGATTAAAATATGAAGCATATAGAGTAGCTGGTGAATTAGTTGAGTATAATAATGTTGTAACTTTTAAACCTGACTTAGAAGGTAAATTACAAGCTATAGATTCGTATGTTGTAGATACTTTAGATAAAGAAGGTTGTGTATTAAGATATGAATCACCAATGAAAGTAGATGGTGTTATTCCAGATGGAGCTTATATAATTAGTGTAGACCCTATTGGTATGAATACTATATCAGGTAAATCATTAACATCTATTATTGTAATGAAAACTCCTAAGTTTGCTCATTTGTTTGGACCTGAAAAAATAGTATGTACATATAGAGGTAGAAGTAAAATTAATCCTCAAGGTTATGTACATGAACTATTGATGAAGTTATCTAAATATTATAATGCTAAGATTACATTTGAGAATGACCGCGATGGTGGTATATTACAATACTTTATAAGAAAAGGTGAAATAGGTAGATTAATGTCAAAACCAGAAATGACTCTTAATAAGTATATAAAGAATAGTGCTACAAACTTAAGAGAATACGGACACTCAATGGGTAGTAGAAGACATAAACAAATCGGTGAAGATTTATTACTTGAGTGGTTATTAAAGAGACAAGCCAAAAAGAAAGTTGTTGATGATTCAGGTAACATAATGGAATTAGAAGGGTTAAGAAACCTTGATATGCTGGAAGACAAAGCAGTAATTGAAGAATTGATTGCTTATAATAAAGATGGAAACTTTGACACGGTCATGGGTTTAATGGGAGCTATAATACAAATAAATGAACATTTTAATGAAGATTTTATTGATGCTTCTCGAGGTGACTTTGAAAATGTTTCTTCTTTTTGGAAAGGAATTTATTTAAATAAGTTTGGTTCTGAAAGACAGAAATTTGAATATTCTATTGAAAAAAACAAAAACCAAAATAAAGAAGTAGAATGGTAACTTTTGAACAACAAAGAGTTCCTACCAAGGATAAAACTAAACAATGGAGAATTAACCAGGTTGATGCAATTTGCTCAAGGGTTGATGAGTTTGGTAATGATTGGTACAGAATGTGGCAAAATTATAGATTAAAAAATAATCAAATAGATCAAGATGAATTTAGAGAGTATTGCGATACTCTTGGTTTATCTGAAGGTGAAGGTAGAAAATTTGTAGAACCTTTTAATAAGACACATACAATTATAGATGTATTAAAAGGTGAAGAAGCTGGTATGCCTTGGAATTTTGATATTATCAACTTATCTTCTAAAACTACAAATGAGATATTAAGAGAAAAACAAAGAGAGTTAAAGCAATATATTGATTTTAAGGTTTCAACTGAAATTGAGAAACAACAATTTAAAATGCAGACTCTCCTTCAAATGAAAGCTGGTGAAATGAATTCTCCAGAAGCTGAAGAAGAAATGAAAAAATTTGAACAGGAGTTAGTAGAAAAAGAAAAACAAGTTCTTAATCCTGAACAAATACAAAAGAAGTATGCTAACTATAAAAGTAAAAAAGAAATAGCAATGCATAAACTTCTTAAAGCATTAGCTGTTAATTACAATTTAAAGTGGATTAAAAATCAAACTTTTGAAGATGCATTAATTGCTGGTATTGAAGCTGTTGAAGTTGTAGTAGATGAATATACGGGAATACCTTCAATTAAACAAATAAATGTATTAAACTTATTTTTCCATAAATCATCAGATACTCCTTTCTTACATGACTCAGATTATGTAGGATATAAAGAAGAGTTAACAATTAGTGATGCTCTTGATAAATATGCTGAGGATATGGATGAAAAAGATGTAGAAAAATTAAGACAGTATAATAGTAAGGTATTTGGATATAATGAAAAATTCCATAGCCCTGGTGGTGAATCTGTATCTCACTGGGATAACTTAAAGAATTATGAATATACTTATAGACATCCATTATCTACTATTCCTTCTTATGGTACAAGTAATGTATTATCTGAAGGTTTATATGCAAGTGATAGATATAGATATAAATATGAACACTACTGTGTTGTTTATACAACATATTGGAAATCTCAAAGACGTGTAGGTAAACTTACGTATATTAATGAGTATGGTGAAATGGCTGATACAATTGTAGATGAGAATTTTCCATTACCAGAAAGAGCTACTAAAGAAACATATAAATTGCATACTTTCTCTAGAGATAAGGTAAAGTATAAATGGGAATCTGAAGAGGGTAAACCTTATTCATTAGAATGGATATGGTTACCTGAAGTATGGAAAGGTACTAGGATTAATGGTGAAATATATGTTAAGATTGAACCATATGAAAACGCATATCAATCTTTAATGAATCCTTATAAGACTAAATTACCTATTCATGGTTTTGTCTATAATAATAGAAATGCATTCTCTGTATCTATTATGGATAGAATTAAACCGTGGCAAAAACTATATTATGTTGTAATGTCTAAATGGTTAAAACTTATAACTCAAGATAAAGGTGTTGTTCAGTTATTGAATGTATTAATGATGGACAAACAAATTGGTTATAAAGAATCATTACAGATTGCAATTGATCAAGGTATTCTTCCTTATAACCCTCTTGCTCATTCACAAGGTCTAGCTAATGTAGCTGGTCAAATGAGACCATCAGATAGATTAGATTTATCTAACTCTCAACAGTTAGCTCACTATACTAATATTTTACAATTTATAGAACAGCAATTAAAATTAGCTGCTGGTATATCTGAACAACGTCTTGCTCAAACTGGTACTAATACAAATGTAACTGATAATCAAAGAGATGTAACTCAGTCTATGAATATTACTAGTGGCGTATTTACAGCTCATGATATGTTGTGGCAAGAAGTATTACAAAGTTTATGTGAGACTGCTGCTAAAACATTAGATGGTAAATCTGGATTTATTAGACAAGTATTATCAGATGAAGAAATAGCTCTTATTGACTTAAACCTTATTTCAATGGAAGATGAGTATGTAGTAAAAGTTGGTAATAATAGTAGAGCCTATAGAATACTTGAACAAGCTAAAGGATTTGCACAAGCTCTTATTCAAAATGATAAAGCTAAATTCTCTACTTTACTTGATCTTCTTGATAATGATAACTTATCTGAGTTTAAAGAAGAATTAAGAAGTATTGAAGATGATATTGAAAAAAGAGAAGCATCCATGCAGGAACAACAAATGAAAATGCAAGAGCAACAACTTGAAGCACAAAAACAACAAGGTCAAGCTGAACGTGAACATAGACTTGATATTGAAACTCTTAAAGGAGAATACGATATTAAGAAAGCTCAAATTGCAGCTATGGCTTGGTCACCTGATAAAGATGTCGATAAAGATGGATTACCTGATATTCTTGAATTAGAGAAACTTAGAAATCAAGCTTACAATGAAGAACGTAAGTTAGAACTTGATGCTAGGAAGATTGAAATTGAAGATAGAAAATTAATGCAAAAAGAAGGTGATGCTAGAATGAGTGCTAACTTTAAAGCTAAGGAAAATGAGATTAAAGAAAATCAATCTAATATGGATAGAATAAGTCAAGAAAGATTAAAGATGCAAGAGCTTAGAGCTAAAGCACAAATAGAAAGAGAGAAACAAAAAACTAAAAACAACAATTAATTATGAATTACGGAAAACAAACAGTGATCGGAGATCCAACAGAAACAGGAAAGCAATGGTTAGATCATCATGATGATGTAGATTATGTTAACTTAAAAACTAATCATCATTATACTAATAGTAAAGAAGATTTAATTAAAGGTGTAAATAAAATAGCTGATGTAGTAAAAGTAACACTTGGTGCTAAAGGTAAAAACGTACTATTTAATAATAGAGATGGTAAACCTCAAATTACTAAAGATGGTATTACTGCAGCACGTCAGGTATTTTCCATTAATCCTTTTGAGAATATGGCTATACAAATAGTTAGAGAAGCATCTGAGCAAACAGTTAAAACTAGCGGCGATGGTACAACTACAACTATTATATTAGCAAGGTATATTATTAACAAAGGATTTGAATTACTTAGTTCAGGTAAAATAAGTTACTATGAATTAGCTAAACAGATTGATGAGACTAAGGATCTTATAATTAATAAGATTAAAGAAAGATCTTTAAAAATTGAAGAGAACTTTGATAAGCTTTTGCACGTAGCAACAATATCATCAAGTAATAAACAGATAGGTTCTTTTATATATGATATTATGGAAGAGATTGGTATATATGGATCTATCGAAGTTAAGTCATCTAATAATACTAAAGATGTAATAGATAAAGTTAAAGGTATAAAAACATCTAAAGGTTTTTACGCTCCTCACTTTGTTACTGATAGATTAAAGATGGAGTACAGAATGAATGATGTTCATATTGTATTAATTGATGATACTGTTAGAAGTTTTCAAAATGATATATTACCATATATTGAAGAAGCTCCAGGTAGACCTATTCTATTTTTTGTTAATGATATTGAACCAACTACTTTACAAACTATTATTAATAATAAAGTAGCTAATCCTCAAATGTTTAATATTATGTTTGTAGAACATGATGGATTTGGTGATAGAAGAATAGAAATAATGAATGACATTGCTGCAATGACTGGAGCTAGTGTTGGTAATGCAGAAGACTTTGGTGAGATGGGATTTGCTAAAGAAGTAATAGTTGATGAAAATAGTACTTCTATATTAGGTGGATCTATAGATGAAGATATTGTAAATCGTCTTGTAGAAGAAACTCAATATAAGTTAACTAATGACGAATTAGATGAAGACCAAAAGAAATATTACAGACGTAGATTAGCTACACTAAAAGGTGGTGTTGCTGTTATACATGTAGGTGGTATTACCGAAGTTGAAATGAAAGAGAAAAAAGATAGAATAGATGATGCAGTAGAAGCTGTTAAGTCTGCTATTGATAGAGGTATTAGTGTTGGTGGTGGTTATACTTTTATAAATATCTGTAATGATTTAAATAATGAAAATAATAAGGAAGGAGAACAAGTAATAATTAATTCTTTAATCCAACCATTTATTCAGTTATGTAATAATGCAGATTCTAATAGTAATGAAATATTAACTAAGTTAATATTTGATTCAGGCGTAGGTTATGATGTAATCAATAACGAATTAGTACCATTAAATAATTACAATGTATATGATCCTACAGGTGTATTAATTGATGCTTTAAGTAATGCTGTTGCTGTGGCTAAAAGTATACTATCTGTAGAATGTTCATTATATAATTACTAGGCTATATAATATAAAAAAAATATCCTTTTTTAAGGAAAATCAAACTTTAATAAATAAATAATTAATATTTTTGTATGGAAAAATTTATGCCAAACTTAAGTGACTTAGCTGACACTGAAATCAGCTTAAACGATTTAGATAATATTATTGAGAAGGAATCATTTAATTTCTCACAAGAAAGTCCTAATTTTTCAAATCAATCTGTTAGTCCTATGGATATGACTAATAGCTTGGTTCCAAAAGAAGATCCTTTCCAAAAAGAAATGATAAGTATTCTTGATAATGAAATAAATTCTTCAGGAGTTAACGATGCTCCAGAACCTAGAGTTCAAAATGAAATTCAACCTCAAGTTGATTATTATGAAAATCAAAATAATTATAATCAACCAGATGCTTACGATGTTGCTTTTGAACTTATACAGGAGATGGATCTTCTAAGATTACCACAAGGTATTCAATCATTAACACCAGAAGAAATTCAATTTTATAAAGAACAAACATTAATTCAACAAAGAGAAGAAGCATTAGAATATCTAAGAAGTCAAATTTCACATGATCCTTATATGTTAGAAATATTTGACTATACTATGGCAGGAAAAGACTTTGCAGATATTACTACTTTTAAAGCTTTAAACAATGTTGAAATTAACTATGAGACACTTAACATAAATGATGAAGAAACTCAAAAAGAATTAGTAAGACAATATCTTTCAAGCGACTTAAATCCCGCAGATAAAAAAGATAGAGAATTACTTTCTTACATTCCTGAAAAGATAGAAAAATTATTAGATTCAGGTGAGTTGAGACATAAAGCCGCTGAGGCAAGAGATCATTTTGTTAATAGAATAAGACAACAAAAAGAATTTGAATTTCAAAAAGCCATTGAATTAAGAGAAGCAAGCGAATACGAAGCGTGGTTAGAGCAGCAAGAACAATTACAATGGGATCAAGAGTTTAGAGAGATATTACATCAAAGACCTTGGAGTGATGCTAAAAAACATCAAATAGTAAAAGAGAGTCAGTTAATAGAATTAGAAGATGGATCCAGAATACCTATCTGGGATTACAAACGTCAAATTATTTTTTCTGATCCTTACCTATTCCAACAGTTTTTAGATTTTACAGCTAAACTAGATTTACAACAAGGAGATTTTGTGGGTTTAGAATATTCTGATGAACCTGACTTATCTAAATCTACTATAAATAAAATATTAGAACGAGCAGTTCAAAAATCACAAACCGCTAAAAATAATTCTACTACTAGAAATCCTACTTTTGAAAAACAAAATACTAAACAAGTAGCAGATCCTAATCAGTGGTTTTAACATTAATTAAATTTAAAATTTTATAAACAAATGACAAATCCTACTAGTTTTCATAACTCTCAAGTAAGTTTTGGTGTTAAACCTGTTAAGGTTACTCCAGGCTTGGGTGTTAGAGGTGAAGTAACTTCATCTCACTTACATATGGCATTTGGTGTTGATCAACCTCATAATATTAACATGGGTTATGCTAGAGTATTCTCTGCAACTACTCGTTATTATGGTAAACCAATGGTTGGTATGACTGAAGCTAAAGGTAACATTAAATTGTTATCATCTCATATTTATCGTTGGAGATTATCTGGCGATATGTATCAGAAACTTCGCGTAACTCGCGTAACTACTAATGATGTACGTCCAGGTCTTAATCACTCTGCATTTACTCTTGTATTAGACAAGCCTTGGTTCCAAGTGCCTGACATTATTCAAGGTGAAGATAACAGATACAGACTTCGCGTTACTAATGAAGAACCTACTGAATTAGGTATCAATGAATTTGAATACACAGTTGAACTTGTAACTGACAATCCTAACGAATTCTTCCCTGCTGAACTTATAATGGAAGGTATGGAATTCTGTAAAGTATCAAGTGCTGTAGCTAACGAAGGTAACCAAGATTTTGGTGGTTTCCAATTTGCTACTATCTTTGAATCTGAAGGACAACTTGGTCAATTCGCTGTTAAATTTGAATTAAGTGACCGTGCAGCTCGTAAAGCTAAACAGTGTGCTGATGAAGGAAAACATGGTGATGAGTACTATGGTCAATATATTAACCAACTTCGCGTTCCTTTTATGTCAACAGACGAAAATGGTAACATCCAAAAATGGACTAACTTTATGTCTATGGCTGAAGCAGAAATGCACAACCGTGTATATGAAGATGTTGAAAACGCAATGATGTTAGGTAAAGCTTCTAGCTGGATGACATCTAAAGAAGGTTATATCATCACAACTGGTTCTGGAGTACGTCAGCAATTAGAGTCTGGTAATGTTCTTCAGCACAATGGTAACATGACACTTTCTCAATTGAATGACTGGTTCACAGCTATTCTTAAAGACAAACGTGATAGAGGAGATGCTAAGATCGTTCTTTCTTGTGGTATTAAGTTTGCTGAAATGTTTGACCGTATGGTTAAAGCTGATAGCTCTACTTTCTTAACACTTGACACTCACTTTATCCGTAAAGGTTCTGATTATCATCACATGGATTATGGTAGCTATTTTGCTTCTTACAAAGGTTTCATCGTAGAAGTACAAGTTATGTTAAATCCTGCTTATGACAATCGTTATTTCCAACCTAAAATGCACCCAGTATATACTAACTATACTATTGACTCTTGGAGAGCTGACATTCTTGACTTTGGTTCTACCAAACAACAAGGTACAGGTCAAAGTGATCCTAACATCTCAATGGTAAAAGAATCTTACTGTGACTATCATATCTCTCACAGAGGTAAATGGGATCCTAAATCAGGTCTTCCTATTACTGACGGTGGTTATGGTTTAGCCGGTGGTATTTCAGGTTATACTCTTGTTCGTGAAAAATCAGCTGGTGTTATGATTGCTGACGTATCACGTTGTGGAGCTATCTATTTGAATATAGATTAATTTTATATTATATAGCTAATTAAAGTGTTGATTTTAGAAAAGGATTGGGGGAGAAAATCCCCCTCTTCTAAATCAATGTAAAACTTTTAAAAATAAATTTATGCCTAAATTAGAAACAAGAAACAATCCAAACGTAATTAAAATTGAACCTAGCCCAACTAAAAAGCCTACAGTAAAAGTTAAGATGCAAACTCTTAATATGGCAGGTGGCTCTCCAAAATTTATAACTGACGAAAGCGGTAAGAAGACTTACCAAATGAGTTATAAGGATCCTAAAAATCTTACAAGACTTCCAGGTACTGTTGTAGAATATTCTGCATCTCTTGGTAAAAATGGTTTAAATACCGGTCTTGATAAAAACGTAGACAATCCTTATTCAGATTTAGATTTTTATAGACAAGGTTGGGAACCTATCCTAAAGGGTAAAAAGAAAGTTCGTTTACAAGAATTATTAGAATATAAACATAATAAACCAGCAAATTATTATACAAATCAAGTTTCAGATATTCGCAGTTCTTATCAGATGGAGGAAGCTCCATTCTATCAAAGACCTGAATCAAGAATATCTTTAAGAGATGGTGTTACATATCTTGATTTAAATAATCCTATTCATGAGGTTAATTATTATATGTTACGTTCTCATAAAATGGTAGCTAATAGTTATGAAGAGTTAAAAACAAATCCTGACGCTACTCATTACATTGTAGATGAAAATGAAAAAGTTGGTCGTGAATCTGCATCTATCCGTAAAATAAATAAAGTGGGTGCATGTCTTGAAAAACTCATTAATATGCCTGATGGTACTATCCAAGATTTCTGTAAAGCAATGCTTGTTAACAAACAAGATTTAAATAAAGAAGAAGCTTACTCAGAACTTGATGCTGTAGTTAAAAAGTCAGATGAAAGATATGATGAGTTTATGGATCTTTATGAAATGTGGGATGATCCTGCAACTAGAGAGAAATTCATGGCTTACGTTGAAACAGCTGAATTTATGTCTGTACCTAGTTTAATAACTGTTAGAAATAATAAATTCTTCTGGACACAACCTGCAGGTGATGGTGGTAAACGCGAATTATGGGAATGGAAATCTAAAGAAGATTTTATTAATTCATTCTTATTGGATCCTAGATATCAAGATGAAGTAGAAATTCTTAGAGCTCAATATAGATCTAAAACAAGATTCTAATAAATTATGTTAATAGATGAAATGCACTATAGGTTTGATTTAGAGGTTGATAGAGTTGCATCTCAAGATCGACCTGATATTCTTCCTCCTGAAAAGGATGATTATCTTAATCGTGCAATTAATATCTTTATTAAAGATAGATATGGTTTTGATAATCCTAAAAAGGAAGGGTTTGAAACCAGTCAAGAAAGAATAAGCAATTTAATGAACTTGCATATTAAATCTCCTGAATTACAACCAGCAGTAACTCCTTTAGACTTAGGAAATGGTTTGTTTGAACTGAGATTAAGTTCTTTAAATTATAGATATCTTTTTCTTACATCAGCTAAAGTGATGATAAGAAAAGGAGAATGTGTTAAAACTATTGATAATACCATGTGGCAAATTGATGACAGGAAAACTGTATTTTCAGATGCTTCATTTGAATGGTCAAGAGTTTTAGCAAACTTTGGAAAATCTACTGCTGTAGCTACAGCTAACAATCAAATACCAAGTTTATATTTCGATACAAGAGATAAAGCAGGTAAGTCTCAATTTGACATTGATAGTGTTTATATTAATTACATTAAATATCCTAATAGGGTATGTATAGGTGGTTATAAACACATTGATGATAAAACGCCTTCAGCAACAACTCCTACCACAAACTGTGATATCGATGATATATTTCATGATGAGATTGTTAGAATAGCTTCAGAGCTAGCATTCAAAGACATACAAGACCAATTTGGTTATCAATCTTCTCAATTACAAACAGAAAAAGATAAATAAAAAAATTTAAAATTATGATTACAAAACACAAAGTAGAAACTTT